TTCCGGTTTAGAACTGGAAGTTAACGCGAAGGAACAGCTCTGGAGCTGGCTGGCAACGTGTAGTATCGAACTAGTGGGCGAGATATTTCAATCCGGCGGTCGTTGGTGCATGAGAGTGCGTGATGTCGAGCAATAACATATATGGCCCAAAGAACATGCTTCCCGACGTAGAGACGGTAGACCTAGAAGAGGTACTTAAAAAGATTAGTGAAGCACCTCATCCAGTGCAAAAACCCGCACACTACAACCAGGGTGACATCGAGTGCATCGATGCTATTGCTTCCTGCTTGGGCGAAAGTACCGTCGGTTATTACCACGGGAACGCATTAAAGTATCTATGGCGACATCGGTACAAAGGGAAACCCCGCGAAGATTTAGAGAAAGCCATATTCTATATAAACAAACTACTGGAGGAATACGATGATCAATAAAATAGCAGTTCCATTTGGAGAATACGTAGTACTAGAACGAGTCTGTACGGAAGCGTCCAATCTGATTGTACCTGATGCACTTCAGTCCGAGGATTACTTCGATCTAGTTGTAGTAGACATAGGTGACGCTGTTACGCTGGAGTTAAAGGTTGGCGATACAATCATCGTGGGAAACGAGCGCGGTTTTCAGACTGAACAGACAGATCACTTCATGATGCACCAGTCGGGCATTTTGGGCAAGTACAGACTAGACTTGGACTCATGAGTTATTCTATACTCGTTATCCCGGATATACAGGCCAAGCCGGGACAGAAGTTACGACATCTGGAACATTTAGCGAAATTTATTCGTAAGATCAAACCCGATTGTATCGTGCAGCTCGGCGACCTCTGGGATTACCCCAGTTTGTCATCGTATGACCGGAAGAAGAAAGCCTCTGAAGGAAAGCGGCTCATAGCCGACCACAATATCGGGTGCAAAGCGGCGAGAATGATTACACCGCGGCATAACTGTAGGTTAATCTTCACCAAGGGAAACCATGAGTACCGAGTAGATCTCTATGAAAACGATTACCCGGAACTTGAAGGTGCGTTACCAAACTGCATGAGCTACATGACTTCTCTTGGGTGGGAAGCGTACGGCTTCTTAGACGTCGTAAAGGTGCGCGGTGTATCATTCTCGCACTTCTTCCCGCGTGCTTCTACGGGTAATGTAACTGCTTCTTCCCAACGTAACGGTGCTAGCACTGCGCTCAACATGCTCAAGGCTAACATGACCAGTTGCGTAGCAGGGCACAAGCAAGGACTAGATAGCGCTTTATTTAACGCACCAGATGGGCGAAAACGCGGGATCATTGCGGGAAGCTTTTACACACACGACGAGAAATATCTGGGACCACAGGGTAACAATTACTGGAGAGGAGTACTCTTACTTAACAACGTCAAAAACGGCGACTTTGATCTCACCGAGGTTTCCCTTGAATACCTTAGAAAGAAGTACGGATGAAAATAACCAAGCTTGAGCTTACACCAGATAATGATTCACTGCGCTATACCAGGGGAATAGATCACCTGTTCCGTACCGCAGAAGCGCAATTGAAAGAACATATGCGTACTTCTAAAACACCTCAAACCTACACACTAGAGATAACATGCAAAGCTTCTTCCTAGATGACGGATTCGTTTTTCCCTTCGCTGGGGTTAAGCCTGATTTCGGCCCAGTTGGCGAAATAACCTACCTACGCACGTATTCCCGTGATGAGCACTGGTTCCAGACCTGCGAACGCGTCGTGAACGGTTGCTACTCGTGGCAAAAGGAACACTGCATACAGAACGGTCGTCCATGGGATGAGCAGCAAGCGCAGCATTCGGCGCAACAGATGTATCGTCTTATGTTCGAGATGAAGTTTCTACCTCCGGGCAGAGGATTACGCAACATGGGATGCGAAGTACTGGAGAAAACCGGAGCAGCAGCGAACAATTGCGGGTTTGTGAGTACGAAAGCTCCCCACTCAACCTTTGCCGAACCATTCTGCTGGGCTATGGACATGCTCATGCTGGGCGTCGGGGTAGGGTTCGATACCCTCGGTGCAGGAGAGGACCTAGGCACACCTTATCTACCCCGTGGGCCGCTTATCTTTGTTATCGACGATTCCCGCGAGGGTTGGGTTGGGGCGTTACGCGTACTACTGAGTAGTTATCGAAGCCACGACTCTGAAGCAGGACGCGGTTTTGTATGGGAGTTTGACTACTCCAGGATACGCGGCCAAGGCGCACCAATCAAAGGGTTCGGCGGGATAGCTTCCGGTCCCGAACCGCTAGAGGAAATGCTGGAAGGGGTACGAGGTATTCTAGATGGAGCAGAGAAGCTCACCTCTACGATGATTAATGATATCATGGCATTGATAGGTCGATGCGTAGTTTCAGGTGGCGTACGACGTAGCGCGGAAATAGCATTCTTCGAATCCACGGATACAGAGGGACACGGCCTGAAAAACAAGTCTCTGTATCCCGAAGAAACAGCAGGGTTCCGTTGGGCCGCGAACCATTCGATCAAATGTGCCCGCGGAGATGATTACGAACAGTTGCTCGAAAACACAGAAGGTATCAGTGAACTGGGAATTTTCTGGCCCGAGAACGCGCAGCAGTACAGCCGGATGAACCACCGCGCCGATAACAGAGATCGACTAGCGCTCGGATGTAATCCCTGTGCAGAACAAACGTTGGAAGATCGGGAGCTATGTTGCCTCGTGGAGATCTTCCCGAGTCGTATTGAAAGCTTTTATGAATTCCAAAAAGTGCTCAAATACGCTTACCTCTATGCCAAGACTGTTACTACCATACCGGTACATGATGAAACTACCCAAGGTATCATTTCACGCAACCGCCGTATCGGGTGTTCCCTTACCGGGATACAAGAAGCGCTGCTGCAGCTTGGTAGCCGAGAGTTCTATCGGTGGTGCAACAAAGGCTACAAATACCTGAGGCATCTCGATGAGAGGTATTCCGAATGGCTGGACATTGCACGGAGTATCAAGATTACATCTGTCAAACCATCTGGAACAGTGTCGAAGTTGCCAGGAGTTTCTTCGGGAATCCACTTCCCCATATCTGACAGTTACTTTCAGGTCATCCGATTCGCTAGTAACAGTCCCTACCTGCAACCGTTGCAACGTGCTGGATATAGATGCGTTGATTTATCCCCAAATGAGCCAAATACGACCGCGGTGTACTTCGGAATAGTGGACCCGACCGGTGTTAGGAACGAATCGCAGGTATCGATGTGGGAACAGGCTGAGCACGCAGCTAAGCTACAGCACTACTGGGCAGATAACCAGGTGAGCATAACTATAAAATATCGCCCCGAAGAGCGTGGGCAAATTCCCCACCTATTACGCGCCTACGAGGACCGGTTGAAAGCGGTAAGCTTCTTCCCACTAAAGGAACACGGGTTCAGTCATGCACCGTGGCAACCAGGTTCTCGCGGGGATGTACAGAAATACCTGGACAGTTTGCTCCCTGTGCGCTATACTGAACTTGAGAACGAGGTCGAAGACAACTTTTGTTCGGGGGAAACATGTACCGTAAGTTAGAAGTAGGCGAGATAATTGAGCAAGGCGACGAGTACTACATACACTATAGCAGTACTTGGCAGAAGTACCGTGTCGATATCGGCCGGGAGTTTCGAGAAAGCCGTATCAAGACAAGAAGGAAAATTATGAAAAAAGAAACAGTTACAATTGAACTACCCAGAGAGACGGTAAAGGAATTTTCCGAGTTTAAGGGGCGTGAGCAAGTGCTTCAAATTCAGGTAGAGCTAATCGAAGCGTGTAAGAAAGCTTTGGTTCCCGATGCTCCTACACTAATCACTATTAAACACCTGAAAGCCGACGGTTACGAAGCACCAGCTGCATGGATCGAATACGTCCTAGAACACGGATGGGAGGTAGGTTGAACACCTACATCTTCGGCAGTAATCCGGCGCGCGACGCAGCGGTTATTGCCGATATGTGCTCTGGGGAAGTTATCGGCCTAGATACCGAGACGGAAGGTATCAATCCGAAAACTACCGCTCCAGCTTCCGGGGCAGGACGTATCGCATGTTGGAGCGTGTCTACCCCTAAGTTCCCGCGGGTATTTCTCTGGGCGGATACGTTACCAGTGTTTACACATTGGATCGAGAACCCCGACTACCCAAAAGTTGGGCACAATATTTATGGATTCGATAAGCACATGTTCCATAACAGCGGGATAAAGTTACGCGGTGTTATCGCTGATACGATGAGGATGTCACGTCTTCTGTACAGCTCTAAAATGCGCTCGCACGGATTGAAGGACCTAGCGCGTAACTGGCTGGACATATCGCAACCGAGCTTTGATAGCCTGTTCCGTCGGCCCAAGCATAAGATTGAATTCATCCAAGAGAAAAAGCGGGGAGTGGAAGTGCAGTTCCGTGAATCGTACAAAAAAGTGGGCGAACATAAGCGTGTTCCCACCACCTATGCATCGGGTATGCGGGGTAAGTTCGGAAAAGCCCTGGATTACATACCGTTGAGCAGCGTACCAACTGATTACCCAGAGCGTTTACAGGCGTTGTATGATTACGCCAGCCTTGATGCACTGTTAACCCGGGAACTGTACTTCAAGTTTCGCGATGCACTAGAGAAAGTAGAGTGGAAAATTGCTAAATGATTGGGTACTCGTGCTCCAGGACCATTACATGGAGGAGCTGGGTTACGTTGACCACTTCTGTGCAGGACTTGAGGCCTCATTCGGTGGAGCAACATATAGCGGGCGGGCCTACGGAAACGGATACGGATACGGAAACGGATACGGAAACGGAAACGGAAACGGATACGGATACGGAAACGGAAACGGATACGGAACCGGATACGGAAACGGATACGGAATCGGATACGGATACGGATACGGAATCGGAAACGGAATCGGAAACGGAAACGGAAACGGAAACGGAAACGGAATAGGTTGGATATGTCTTTAATGCGTTTTCACGATGAGTTCTGGAATACCTCACTAGAGGTACTATCAGATATGGAGCAGAAGGGAATTCTAATCGATAAAAGTTATCTAGCCCTCAAGGCCGACGCCGCAGAGATCGAGGTCCTCTCTCTGGAGCAACGCTTAGCTCACTGGTCCCACGACTACGACCGCATGACCGAGTGCACGTTGAACTGGAACAGCCCGGTACAGGTAGCAGCGTTTCTATACGATTTCAAGAACTTCCCGATACCTAAAGTAATCGGTACGCTCAGTGCAACAAAACGTAACCGTAAAAAAGAGCGCAGTACGTCCGAAGCAGCCATCGATTGGTTAAGTAAGAATACCAGCTGTAAAGAGCAACTCCGGGTACTACTAGAAATGAAAAAAACCAGCAAGCTTGTGCAGTTTATGCATAAGTTGCCGGCTATGTGTGGTACGGATGGGCGTCTGAGGTGCAGTATCGGCCCATCAACCGATACAGGTAGATTGAATTGTAGTAAGCCGAACCTTCAACAGATACCTGTAAGGAACGATAAGTTCGGGATTAGGAAAGGATTCGTTGCGCGGGATGGCTGTTCCCTCATCGTAGCAGATTATTCCCAACTGGAGATGTACGTACTAGCGCATTTCCTGTTGCACTTTGTTAACGATGACTCGCTGGCGAACGACCTACTCAGTGGGGACGTACACACGAACACAGCGTTCAGGTTATGGGGCGATGAACTTCGAGCACTAGGTGCAACGCCTGATACGATTAAGAACCGAGAAGAAACAAAGCGCTTTCGTTCTAACGCAAAAACTGTAAACTATGCTATCCCGTACGGCAAGACCGCCGTAGGACTAGGTGCACAGATCACTGATGTGAACGGTAGGCCCATCGGTAAGGCCGCAGCACAGGATATTTTAGACGAATATTTTGAAGCATACACAGGTATGGGCGAGCTGTTCGATGGCTGGAAGAACGAAGCAAGACGTACTGGGTATGTCCACACGTTACTGGGCCGAACACGACCTATACCGGAAGCGGCATCCGAGAACCAATGGGAACGCTGGTCCGGAGAACGCAAAGCCGTGAACACATGGGTACAGGGTTCAGCAGCTGATATCGTTACCGCTGCTATGATGAGGTGTGTAGGTGTAGGACCTACATCAGAGGGAATTAGCCCGGTGCGCGCAGACCTACTTTTACAAGTACACGATGAGTTAATTTTCGAGGTAGAAACCGAGCATGCTGATGGGGTATGCGGTATAATCAAGACAAGAATGGAAAATCCTTTCCGTGCACCGCTGAAAATACAACTAGTAGTCGACGCACAAATTGGAAACAGTTGGGGAGAGTGTAAATGAAAATGGAAACAATGATACCAAAAACAACCGAGATAAACGATGCTATCACAGAGTATGAGCTGGGACTAGCTAAGCGTAGTGAACGTATCGCTTGGTGGAGCGGGTTCACCGTGAGTGGTGTGCTTATTTTTACTGTTGCTACTATACTGAGCGTGGTACTATGAACGGGGTGATTTATACAGTTGGGCTGCTCTTTCTTGTTGCAACCATAGTTACGGGATACACCTTACCTGTTGCATCTAGCGTAGAAGCTGTCTCACCTTTTCTTTCTGGGGTTGCGTGTACGTGCTTTATTACCTCGCAGTGGAGGAGCAAGTAATGGCACGGGCCGGATATAAAATGAGCCAGGGTACGTGGAAGCTTCCCGATACAGCAGAGGTATCAAGGGTGTGCGACAAGTGCAGTTGTAAACTACAAGAATACCTAGGGTTCAATGCTTCTACCCCCGAGTGGTATTGTGAATGCTGTGCTTCTGGGGCAAGTTGTAGTAGTTTATCCTACGATCAGAAGTACACGCTGTACAAAGAACTAGAGAACCACCGCATACTCCGCGGTAAGCCCTACTCCCATTGGGAAGACCTGGTAGTCGGCGCACTACATAATGGCTGGATTAATATGGGCGAGTACAACGAACTATGGAGCAAACTTGATGAGCTGGTTGCGTTACAGGCCAAACCTAAGACATACAAGATAACAAGGAGCACTACCTATGGAACAGTGAAGGTTGGAGCAGTTCACCCAGCAGCTAAGTACAAACTAGACTGGTTGAAGAAGAACTACGATCCGGCTGTGCATAGAATTCTTTCCGTTGCTGAGTACGACCAGCTTCGACAAGACATACTAGCTAGCCCACACGTGGATGATTTTGCGATTGGTAACGCTCACAAAGGTATGCGTATCCGTTTCCCTAGCTACCCTGGGGCCAATCAAAGTACACCAGGCCAAACTCCCTAAGCAAGTCCGGCCAGCTGGGCCATAACCGAGCGACTGCATACACCGGTGTAGCTGGTTCTAGTTCCAGTTGTTCTAGCATGTACCTGGCTACCAGACTACCCAACCCCTTCCGTCTGTGTTCTTCATCGACGAAGCATCCGACCACCGGGTACCAGTCATCGGAGAATGTACAACAGCTCCAGGCGATTATATCCTGATCATTACGCAGAATTGCAGCGTAACATTTGCCCTGCTGAAACGTCCAACGCCACATAGTTCCTTCTTCATATCCATAAGAAAGTTCCCGCAACCTATCAGACCAGGAGGCGGGAACTTGCTTCATTTGCATGAAGGTTAGATTATACATTCTATTATGCTTGTATTTTTAGTGGTGTAATATTCAAGTTTATTTGTAGATTAATCGTAGTGCTTTTATGTCTATTAGCTCTAGCCTTGCCACACGGGAAGCAATGCTCGGGTGCATGATAGAGATCTCGTTCTCTTTGTCGTGCTTCAGTCCTACCAGATGGCCCAGCTCGTGCATGATAATGTCGGCCCGGTCATGGTCTTCGTTCCCGTTATATACCAGGATGAAACCGTGATGCCGTCCGTCGATGTTGGCGTGCTTGGCTCGTGCTGCTGCGCTTGGATGGTCGCCCATAGTTAGCGCGATGATATCTGGTAACAGGCTATCTGGATCATAAGTAAACAGCGGGAAGTCGAGTGCTTCATTAAAGGCATCAATAGCATCGATGGTTTCCAGCGCTAGGCTAGGCTCCGCGTTCACTATGATAGGCGTGTGGTCCCACCGACCACGTGATACATTTTTACAGTCGACTGGTTCGGTTTCATGTACATCCCAGGTAGTCCGGTCCGCCTCCGGTACGCACCAGTAGAGGAACTCGTCCGAGTAATCTATGAACTTGGGCTTCGGTGCAGCAATATGGCAACTAAAGGTTGCAACTAGAACTAAAAGTAGCAGCTTCATCTCTTCTTCTTACCTATGATCTGTCCTTTCTTTACACGCTGTCCATCATAGACCAGCGGTGCTTGAACGGGATAACTTCTTCCGTTAATGATTACTACCTGGTACCGAACGGAAACGGTACCGGGTTGCTTTGCACGTACAAGTTTTCTAAAGATCATGTTGGACCTATGAACATAGTATAGGTTACATTAACGCGACCGTTTGCCCCGTTGCTTAGCCTGGCCTGTACAATGATATCTGTTTTCTCAGGGAACACGAGTGGTGCTCGGTAGTTAGTTTCAACGTAGGTGTTTATGCCCTCGAAGCTTTTAACCACGCGCCTAGACGTGAACGGTGCGGTCACAGTATCGCCGCCCTGCCTTTGGAACACTGTAACGTCTGCTCTCTTATTGCTCTCGCAGCCTACCTGGAGAGTATCTAGGAACGCCTGCTTTCCTGCTGGTATCGAGTAACGCCCCAGCTGTGTTTGCCCGTAGTCCCATGCGACTGTATCGGCGCTTGTTTCCAGTATCAGTGCTTGTGTTGCACCTGCCCCAGAGATACGTATTGTTATATCTCCGTCGGAACCTGTACCGTATGTACCGGTCGTTGTTACGAACGCTCGGTTCACACGTAAGAACAGAGCTGTTGTTGGGACCGGTGTGGTACCATCCAGGTCGACTGTTTCTTCTATTTCCACCCAAGAAGCGTCGAGTCCTTGGATTGTAACAGTTCTTGCACCCGAACCCGCTGTGTTCGTATCGTTGGTTGAATCGGAGAGTACTTCCAACGTACTAGCACTAGTAGGAAACGAATACACGCCACCAGCGGACCAGATATCTTCAATTGAAGTACCCAGGTCTGTGTTATGCCCGAACCTCGTGAAGGTGGTCCAGCCTTTGACCTGCCCGAACACGATCATGTCGCGAACGTGCCTGGTAAACTGGCGGCTGTATAACGTGTGTGCCAATTACTCTTTCTGTTTCCTTAGTGATAAAGAAACGAAGTCTAGTACCTTCTTGACCTTTCCAACAACCTCATCGTCTTTGCTGTTCGGTGTAAGCTTTGCAAACAGTGCAGCAGCGATGCTTAGTGCACCCAGTAATTCAAGTACTTCGTCGTAGTGTGATAATAGCCAGCTCATTATTCTCGTCTCCGCATAGTGTTGTGGTTTCCTGGATCCAACCGTCCAGTTCTAGTAAGTAAGTGGTTAGTAGTCGTGCGTGTTCAATCGATATCTCTATCGAGTTCTCCAAAGGCTGGAACGTGATTGCCGGTTTCGTCGGCGGGTCCGTTATCAGACACGGGATAGTCTGGTAGACTGTTCTCGTCTGAAAACAGCCGGGTAAGCATATCAGCAACAGTGCTAGGGCTAGCGTTGGCCAGGAGTTCGTGTTCAAGCGATTTGATATAGGCATTTTTCTTTTTAACGAGTTTTTCTAGCCGGGTTGCTTTGATGTTCAGTATATTAATCTGCGATTGCATGGACTGCTTGACTGCTTCGTGTGTTTGCAGCTCCATCACGAAGTAGATGAACAGGCCTACTAACGCGAGTACGAGTATTCCTTCCAGCACTACAATACCTGGTACAGGAAGTAAGCAAAAATAGGTATCGCCCCAGCTATACCTCCCCACAACGATGCGTGGACCTTAAGTTCTGCTATCTCTTTGATGCACTTATCTACCTTTACTTCTAAACGTTCACAGTGTGCGAGAATTAGGTCATCTTTGTTCACTACGGTATCGCTCCTCCTCCGAGTCCGTCCCAGGACTCAATGGTGGACATGATCCACTCCGCGCCCAAGCCTGAGTACTTGGACATAATGTGCATGTCCAAAAGGGTATCGTCTGATTCGCCAGTCCAGGGCAGCGCCCCGCCTTCGGTGGTAACCCCGTTCTCAATCAGCAGCTGCTTGAATCCCCCTGTTATGTCGTCCGATCCGTCCGTCCAGATCACCCGATGAGTGTACTCAACATCCCTCGTGGGCGATCCTATAATTGGGGATTCGTCCTCGGATACCGTCAGGTTGTCATACAGTTTCGTGCGCAGGTTTCCGTTAGTAGTCGAGAACCCTCGAAGGTTGGTTAGGGTTGACGTGTTCCAAGGGCCCGCATGGAGGTTAGCGTTGCCCATAGCGACACCGATACTCCTGATTTCGCCGACCTTGGCGTTGATGATACTTGGTACGTGGTAGTCCGCGTCAACCGAGGTCTCTGTGCCACCGTCTGTTCTAAGATAGGGAGGGTCACCGTAGTTGCGTCCTAGCTTCTTAACGTTGGTAGCGCCCCAGACATAAACACTCTCCCCGTTTGTGTCTATCTCAATCTTCATTGACATGTTTACGTTGCCAGCCGTGGCCCGGTCATCGAACGGGATCCACTGCCAGTCGCCGGTTGCAGTGAAAACCTTAGAGCCCTCCTCTGCGGCACCGGTCGAATTCCACCAAATGATCCGACCCGTCACACCGACCGTGCTCTCCTTGACCCACACTCCCATGGTCATCCACCAGGTACTTGATGTGGCAAAGGCGTTACTGGTGATAAAGTCGTTGTCAGCTCCTGCCGTAAATAGGCTGGCGTTCTTAAATCCGCTAGGGGATGAGGTTTGATTATCTACTGTTGTACTTGTGCCGGTCTGCGTCCACTGGCTGAATTTCTCGGAATATGTGATACGGTTTGTCAGGATACCGTTGCCGAAGAGGCCTAGCTTCGTGGCTACACTTAGGTTTGCATGATACGCAATAGGCAGCTGACAGGTCGCCAGTGTTGCGCCTCCTGCGAACGAGGCCATCTGAGTAGCACTAACAGGGACTGTGACGGTGGTGGCCCGGTTTGTTACAGACATCAGCCCGGTTGGATCTGTGCCGTGCGTCCACCACCCTGTCTCAGCAAACATGGTAGCAGCCGCAGCCCCTTCAGCCCCTTCAGCGAGGAACACTTGCATTAGCCCCGCCGTAACCCCTGAGTCCGGATCTCCTAGGCGCCACGCTACGGCATTCGTGAGCGACCCCGTGACTGCAGCTGTGGTTGTTGCAGCGTTCCCAGCGTCCACATCGCTATTGACCGTTAACTCGTCCTCGGAGTCGTCATAGAAGAACTCTAGATAGTGAGGGGCTGCATCGCAGTGATCGCCGGCCAGTGAGACCGTTACAGTGTTGCTGCTGGCGTCTTCAATGATCATGTCAATAGTGCCGTCTGTCTGCACCTCTACACGCCAGCCCGCAGCCACTCCGGTACGCTTCTCCGTAAGAACGGCAGCAACTGCAGGAGCCTCGGAGATTGCGAACTCAATACGAAAGTATAAGTCAGTGTCGTCTGAGTCGAAGACACTCACGTTTGACACGGCAGCTCGCGATGTTGCCCCGTCTGTCTCCCACGCTTTGATCGCCGTATAGCTTGAGCCGTCCCAGATGCCCGGCCTCGATTGCCCCTGAAGCCCAGCAGTGAACGTGTCTATGTCTGCAGTTGTCCCTGTTCCCGTATCTGCATAGTTCCCAGAGAGTTCTTGTAGTAGATACTTGTGCGTTGCGTTCACACTGCCGAAGGTTTGCGTAACAGGCGTACTTAGGTCGATGGTAGCTATCTTTGTTATACCAACAGTAGGTGGAGGTGCAGCCAGAAGTCCGCCACCAGGTGTAACTATTCCTCCTCCGCGAGTACGTAACCCGCCCTTTGGGCTTATCCTACTCAAGGTAAGTCCAGATAGGTGTTATGCGAACGGTTACGGTTTGTGCGCTTGTTTCCGTAGCAACCAGCATGTAGTACAGATCTAACGGGCTATGGTTAATCCGTTCCATGTACGCAACCTGCGCTCCTACGACTATATTCGAACCCTCGTTAAGACTACCAACCAGCGTGAACCGGCACCGCCGCGTATCGTTGTCCGAATTTTCTGAACTCTGTACATCCGCAATGGTATGCGTACCGGTACCACTATCGGTAGTAGCGATTCCCCCGCCGGATGCAATCGCAAGTGCTCGCGTGGTATACAGCTCGAACGTATCAGCAGCAGTCTTTTCTACGTAATAATCTGTGGCAAGCGAAAGCCCGCCTGGTAACGTATCGGACGTGGTAAGCCTGAACGGTCCATCTCCTGTGAGCATGCCGTGCGCTACGGCTGTATTGATTGCATCGGATCCAGAACTGGTGAACGTATCATCGGCAATAGTAACCGGTCCTAGGCGTACAGCGTAGATGGAAACAGATTGCAACGTTTCAGCTGCGTCGGCTTCAATATCGATCTCGAAAGCAGGAAACCCAGCGAACCACTGTTCATCTGCGAGCGGGGTTAATGTTAACGGGCTTTGGTTTTGGCCCAGCGCAGTACGCCAGTCCGTTACATCGAGCCAGTTAGCTGTAGTAGCGGCGGCGAGCGCATTAGACTCGGCCGTGATTGACACAGCCAGATGCGGGAACGCTAACGTCCTAGGATCTGTTCCGTGGTGGTGTGGTTGTGGTGCTGTGTTTTTGCTCATTTTGCTTCTACTCGCTGCGACGCTGTTTGCTGATTGTTAAGTGATGATTGCATGCTACCCGGAGTAGAGAATTCTTGTCCTGGTTGTTCGCGTTCTTGTTCGCGCTCTGCATAGTTCTGCTGCATTTTGTTTATGAAGTCGGGTTGCAGCACGACATCAGTAGGAACTTGGAATAGTAGGCCTAGCTGTATTCTTCCTTGGTAGCCTACGTTTTCTTTAATCTCGTCTATGCTGTTCACAATCTCCATCTGGATATCGTGGTATATCTCGGGGTAAAGCTGCCGAACTGTGTCGACGGCCTCCTGTGTTACACGACCATTTTCTAGGTCATCCAACAAGCTCAGGGGATTTTCCGCAGCTGCGGCGATTCGGCTGAACTTATCAATTTCCGTTCTACTGGGAACCCATCGGCCTGGACCAAACGCGTTGTTGTTGTTTGGATCACGGGGCAGGATCCGGTTTATGAACTGGAACCGTTCAAGTGCTTTCCTAGAGAGTTGGTTTGCTAGCCCTGGCTTGAGTACTTTCATCTCCTTCAATGAATTGTGTACTCGTTGTTTCACTAGTTCAGGATTAGAAGCAAGGCGTTCTATCTCTGCAGCTCGTTGCTTAAATTCAGTGGTACGTTTACTAAGCTTTTGTGGACTGCTCTTTGGTTTCTCACCAACGTCCGCATCGAATCTAATTTTTCCGAGTATGGCTGTTGCTGCGGGAACAGTTCCCCTTCTATGTGTGCCAGCCTGCTTGATAAATCCTTTAACGCTTGATTTAATCTTATCCGTCGTGGATTTGACCGCTCCCTGCATCGCTTTGACAACACCACCAGCGCGGCCTCCACCGACGCCAAGAGCTGCGCCAAGTATTCCACCTTTAGTAGCTGTGTCTGCGACTGCGGTTGCTTTTGCTGCATATGTACGTGCTAGGAATTCCTGCGTTGGGTTAAGAGCTTTAACGTTCTTAATACCGGCTTCTTCGAGAAATCGGGCTGTACCGGTTAGCTCACCGGATGGGTCGACTAACTTCCCCGTAAGCAGTCCCTTATGCGGATGCTTCTTTACAAGCTTTGCGAACTCATCCAAGTCTGGGTGCGTTGCCGGGCTGGTTATACTTCCCAAGTCGTCGAGGAAACCGTTGAAAGCAACCGGATCCATGTCCAGCGCTTTCCCGGATTTTAGAGCAGAAGATACGTTATCCGCTGCAGTTGTAACCCGTATATTACCTGCGTGTTGTGCTGCAAATAGCCCTGCTTCGGCTTCGACCTGCGTGGTAGCTTTTCTAACCGTATCGGCTAGGTCATCGGAGAACTTCTGGGTTAACGCTTTTCCCGTATTGAGACGGTTGCTTAGTTTGCCCAGCCCTGTAACTGCTCCAGCTAAAATCCCGCCAGTTGCAGCTCCGAACAAAGCTTCGGAACCCATGGAAGCTATAATCTGTTCAGCCGTAACAGGTTGATCATTGATCGTAGCGTTCGCGTACGCTTGCCCAGCACCGAAGAAAGTTCCATCGAGGGTTCCCTGAGTAATCAGGTTTGCAGCCTTGGATCCGGTTGCTCTACCGACTGCTTGCCCAGCTCGTGTTGCACCGCGTGCTGCTAGTGTAGTAGGGAGGAACGGTATTTTCCCGGGTAGTAGTGCTCCTGCTAGCGTTCCAGTTAGCGAACCGGCTAACGCTGCACCACGATTAGTTCGCTGCCGTGCTGCTACAGACCCGGGGTCGCCTTCTGAGATATTGGCTATGCCCTCTAGGAGTGGATCAGCTAGACCGAACGTAAGAGCAGAAAGCCCCGATTCACCAAACGTTTGTAGCCCGGAATCGCCAAAGCGTTCTTCTAGGAATTCGTCTCCACGGCGTTCACGGATTACGTCCTCGGATACGAAACCCTCTGCGTCGCCACGGGAAATACGATCTAATGCTTCCCCAGCATCAAGCGTGCGTTCACCTGTTTCAGTTGTAACACGCTTTGTACCCACCAACTCCCAGTCGGCGGATAGGAACTCAGGTAGCTGTTCCTCAGATACACGTCTGGATTTGTTACCTTTGGTAACTGTAAAGAACTGATCTGCCATTTATTTTAGCGGCGGTTGGCCTGTGCCTTTGCGTAATGCGCCTCTACTGGTTTCTGGAGTAAGCGGATCTCTCACTTCTTGTGCATCGATTTCGTGCTGGGTGTTGCGTGCATCTTGTCGGTCGTACTCTGCGCCGAACTCTCGAATCATGGCTTTTCTTACGATTGCTTTGTCGTTGTCGGTTAGCTTAGTGCTCTGCCCAGATTGACCGCTGGAATTATTGAGCCTTTTCCGTACTGCTCGTTGTGCACCAATAATTGCGTTAACCTTACTTCTTGTCTTCTTTTTACCCCAGGGCATCGTTCCTGTCTGGAACACGCCACCGCGGTACAGATCAACCAAGGTTCCAGTTAGCTGTGCTTTCTGCTTCGGTGAGATATCTGGGCGTTGCCGAAGATGTCGCATTTCTGATGTATCTTTACCTGTAGCTATTTCCCCTCCGCTCGGTCTTGCTTTCGATGGCAACAAAGCGGTCTTTGCCATAGCGCTGAAAACACTAAGCTGTTTGGTAAGGTCCTTACCTGTCTCGATGTTAGAGGAAACGTTACCCTTAACCTGCTCTGCGGTTTCCGCTGGCTGTGGGTTCTCTTCAGCATCGAGGTCGGAGGTAGGATTGAACTTAGGTGTTTCAATTCGGAAAGAACTTGGAGTAGAAGACTCGGCATTAATTACCGCCCTCATCTGTATCTCGCCCCTGGCCTGGAGATTCGACACTACAGCTACGACCTGGTTCATGTTTGCTTTATTAGTGACCCATGATGCCCACGTACTGGGATCTTGGCCCATTGCGCCTTCAAGCAGTTTCATATCCGGTGCTTGAATTGCCCCAAGCTCCCACTGGTCTTTCATGGCAACCATGAGCTGTGTAAACTCGGCGGCTAGTTTTGCACCATTTGGGCCTGCAAAGCCTCCAAGTACGCGTAGCTTGCCATTGGTGTCGGTCATAGAAAGAAGCTTTAGTATGCGCTGTGTTCCAAGCCGGACCTGCGTGTAGTCACGGTACGACTTTGTCATCCTTTCTGCGCCTGTTATGCTGTTTGCCTGAATACCCCTTATTGACTCACCTGTTTCGGTGTCGGTCATTGGGATATTCGAGAGCAGCTTACGGCGCTTTTCTTTCTCTTTAGGGGAAAGTGTTCTGAAGTCTAGTAGATCATTATCCGCCGAGTCCCAGTAGACCGCCCCACCAAACCGCGAGGGTTCACTCTTCTTAGTTTCAGTATCTTTGTCTTTCTTCTTCTTCATCGCAGATATACGGTTTCTTTCTTTCTGTATATCGAGTGTGCGGCGGGAATTATCTATCTTCTCTACAAGTGTTCCCTGCTTGATGTCGATGTCGGCGAGCATCTTCTCTCGTGCAATCACGGCTTCTGCGCTAAAGATATCTTTGTTTGCGTCTAGTTCCGCTTGGAGCTGATTCTTGATTCCCTCCCATTTTCGTAGATCGATTATTGCTGCTGCTGCTGTGTCGCGCTCTAGCTGAACGGATTCGTCATTAATAACCCCTATTTTTGTTTGCTCTGCAGACAGGTTACTCTTGAAGTCTGCCAGTTGCCTGGAAGTCTCGCGGTCCATATTCTTCTGCAGCGATTCCAGTGCGAAGTTACGCCCACCCTGGCTTGGAGCGAGTAACCCGCCCAGGAACACACCAAGCAAGTTAAGAGCACTTGGGCTAGGGGGAGTAGGCTTAGACTTGACCATGAGATCAATATTCTGCTTTGTTTCCGCCCGATCATTCTGGATACGTAGTTCGTTGTTTTCGCGATCCAGCGCACTCAGTTTGTCATCTTCGACCTGCTGGTTTGCTAGCTGTAGTGCGTTCTCGGATGCTATTTCACGCTTCGTTACTGCTACGCCGCTCTCTTGTGATGTAACTTCTCGTTGTTTTGCGAACCCGCGATTGATTAACTCAAGCGGGTCAGTCATCGGTGCGTCGACTAGTCCTACCGGACCTCCTGCTTCTTCATCGGCTATAGCTGCTTTAGTCTGTGCCTGTTCTGCGCTTTGCTTGGCTAACAGTGCGGTATTTTCCTTCTGCCTTTGTTCCTTCTGTAGCCTCTCTTCCTCGGATAGCTCTTTTTCGTTCGCAGACGTATGGTCCTGTACTACCGGTAGTGCTGCTTGCGCCTGTAGTTCATCCGGAATAACCGGACTACGTGTAGTAGCACCAGGAACGGCATTACCGCCCACATGAGTAAGAAGGATCTCACCAGTAACTGGATCTCTAGTAGTTGTTAGTCCTCCAAAGTTGGGCCCTGCCATCTAGTCCTCACCAAGTGTTCTGCGTATACTATCGAAAAACCCTTCACGCCGGGCTGCGGTCTGGAGGTATGCTTGCTCGCGTATTGCGTTCTTCATTGCTCTACGCTGCTGGCTTTGTCTCCACCGACGATCTGCATCAAGCTCCATCTGCCTGAGTAGCTCCTGCTGGTTCGGCACCGAATCGCGCGGGTTCACTATTTTATCAATGCGTGCTTGTTCCTTTGTATCTCTATTGAGTGCTTCAGCAAGTAGCCCGCCTCCATCAATGGGAGGACCTGCCCGTTCTTCCATCTGCCTGAGCACGTCTGCTTTTCCTTCTTCGCTCATCTGGAGGAAAGGTGTAGGTTTGGCAAACGGTATATCGGCATCGCGGATAGGTTCCAAAGACAGTTCCGTCACATTGGACTTGAGCTTTTTAACACGCGAACCACGAGGTAGCTTGCTCGCCTTACTTAGTGCTAGTTTTTTGCCCATGATTACCCTGTAGGTGCGGATGGCCTAGAGATATCTGCTGTAAGAAGCCCCGCTCCTGCGCTAAAGATACGCTCGCCCGCGGAAGGAACCCCGAGGTCTTGTCCACGTCTAGTAGTCTGTTCACGCTCGAAGCCCATTGAACCCTCAAGTCCGCTTTGTGCGTTGCGTAGCTCTAGTTCGCGAAGTCTTGCGATTTGCTGGTCATTAAGTCCACGTGACCTAAGCTCGTGGTCCGACATCGACGTTTGCCTTTGTAGGTCAAGTCCGCGTGCTCCCTGCAACGTTTGCCCAAGTAGTCCTTGTGCTTGTGAGATCTCGTTAGCGCGAAGTAAAGCTGATTGCCCAGATAAGCTCCCACCGAGTGCACTAGCTTGTTGTGATGCAGCCCTAGCCGATCCGCCCGTTGCGAGTAGCGCCTGCTGTGAGGCTACGTTACGCCCCAGTCCTTCACGCAGTTGCCGCTGTGCCACGGATGGACCTTCGCCTCGTGCTCTGGCTTCGAGCATGCTAACAAGGTTGTTCTGGTTACCGCGGAATTGAGATTGACCTATCCCGGGTGCTTGTCGTCCTGCTGCAAAGTCTGCTTGCTGAAGTAGTTGTTCCCTACGACGATCTGCACCTTGTAACTGAAAATTGCCAAAGTCTAGGTCTGGTGTATTGGTATCGCGCTTGAAGATATCATCCACGAGACCACCAACTCGTCCGAACACGTTACCTGGGGTACTGTGCCCAGCTTCGCGTGCATCATTGAATTGTTGCCCAAGACGCCTTCCGCCTGAATTTCCTAGTGCCATTATGTTGTACTTGCTCCTGTTGCGCTGAACGTAGAATCTACGCTTAGCTCATGTGTGAACTCTTCGGTACCGACCTCTATCTGCATTGCCTGAATGCTTACAGCTCGGCCCGCGTTCCCTGTGTTAACTGTATCGATTACAAACTGTACCGTTTGACATCGTTGTCGTGGTAAATTGAATTTTGCTTGGTAGACTGCAGTACCTGCCCCACCGTATGCACCTGATCCATACGCTCCATCACCGTATAGATCAACCGTGATTCCGTCCGACGGGTCCCACGTTCCTTCATCTTGGGTACCTGGTTCGTGGTCATATCTTACGCCTACCCGTAGGTTGTGCGGATCGAAGTACGTTCCTAGCAGCTTCAGTTGGCGTACGTGCTGTTTACCTTGTGCTCCACGTAATGAAATAGGGGCAGTAACGAAGCGCATTGTGTAGTGCACTCCGTCGTCGGCGTAGGCGGTTGCAGATTGCTTGTAAATTTTACCGTTCGTTCTTGCATACACGAAGGTATCGCCCCACATAACCGAATGATTACCTGCGTGGTTCTTCCAAGTGCTCCAGGCTTTTACTAGGTAGTTGTATACGAGCGTTCGACCCGAGTCGGTTAAAAATACGACGTGGTTTTCGGACGGAATAACTGTGGCAGAGGTAACGGTTTGGCTATTGTAGAGTTCTACGTTTGCCCCAACGTACTGCGTATCGAGGTTGTGGCCGAGTAACCAGAAACCCTTCTTGCTCTTGAAGATAAGTCCGTCCGGTATGCTAGCGATGCTTCGTTGTTCCACGCAGCCGACATCGAGCGAGGCAACTTGAGGTAGATTGAAGAAACCCGCTCCGAGGTTGTTTGGTCCTTCCCCGGATATAGCGTAGCAGCTGTTTGGCTTGAATACAACCGTGTGGAAGTTAAGGCTGTTAATAGCTGTGACGTCTCCATCGTGTTCAGGAATACGCAGCTTGTAGTCGTTCCCGTCGTGGAACTCAAGCTGGTCCCGGCCACGAGAATTCAACTTACTAAACTGTACAACGGATTTGTCCGCTAACCATACGCGGTTTTTGCTCTCGCCAATTACGCTAGAACTAGGTGCGCCTGTGTTATCTCGCTCGCCGCTATTGAGGTAATCCAGTTCGCGCTCAATAAGGCTTGCATCCGCTAGTCCGTCGACAAAGTCCACGGTTGCCGCGGTTGGATCGTTTGCTAAGTACCCGTTCGTACCAGAGCTACTGGGGTCGGCATCGGAAACGCGGAAGAAAGGTTCCCCGCCTACGATGTTCGGGTTTCCCTCTGCCCTGTATACTACAATAGAAACATTAGTTCCCTTATGCGTGTGGTTCAACGTGGGAATACTTATCGTAACTGTATTCGTATCGGCAGATGCGCCTGTTGCTTTGGTTACAACCTTTGCTGTAGTACTGCGTTGCCTTTCGCCACGAGCGTTGGTCCATTCGTAATAGATTCTATAGCTATAGGATGTCGAATCAACTAAGGAACCGCCTGTAGTAGCTGTGGCCGTATCGAAAGTTTCCGGATAAATATGAAAGCCCTGTTCTACGAGCTGGTTTCCATCGTACGCCCAAAGTATGCCGCCTGCGATATATGCGGTACGCCCTACCTGAACAGCACTAGGCCTATGAGCGAAATCGTATACGACCTGCTTCAGCCCGGTTTG